ATCGCAGGCCTTTTTATTTGGGGGAGAGGGAAGTGAACGATAGCTACCGACAGTTTGAAAACTGGTGGTCAAAAGACAAAAGCCAGTTCACGGGAGACGATGAATTAAAAGAGTTTGCCTGGGTGATATGGCAGGCATCGCGCTCTGCTATTGAACTGGATATCGACTGGCCCGAATCGAATGACGACCTTTGGAAAGATGGTGAAGAAGGTGCTTATGCGATGGGTTATGAGGATGGGCGTGACAAAACGGTAATTGCAGTAATGAAAGCCATCAGGGCCGCAGGAATCAAAGAAAAGAATTTCGATT